AATTCAGATTTATCTATCTTCGTGTACTTCTTAAATTGCTTAAAATCTATTTTCATGATTAATCGACTAAAATTCCATTTTCAAAAACCAGTTTATACGTTGAAGGTATCGAACCATTCTGTATAGTCCATGATATTGTTCTCGTTGCTCCTTTTTTGTATGTATATGATCCATCGGCTTGCAATGACCATCCGGTACCGAACTCATTAGACAATATCGTATTGGTATAAAGATTTCCGTTTACATGTACTCCTCCGTCAAAATATCCGGCATAAGTATTAGAACTATGTGGCTTGCTAGTACCGTTCCTTGAAGCATAGATACATGCTCCACCGTCATTGCTTCCAATTACTTTAACCCCAAATTTCCCGTCAGTCGCACCATTGAAGTTTATGTCAATCATACCACTGTTATCATCCGTAGGAACACCAATCCGTATACTCCTGCTATCATTGCCGAAAAAATCCCTTCCCTTCCAATTCAAGGAACCGTTGTCTATAGTGAAACCTCCAATCTTAGCACCATCGGCAGATATTGTTCCAGAAAAAGTACCTTTAGCGGCTTTCAGTTCACCCGAAAATGTACCGTCTGCACCATCCAGATGTTTCACTTTTAACGAGTTTACATCTATGCACTCTGTAAGAAGAAGTGGTTTCCCATTTTTAACCGTAAACACGGCTATTCCTTTCCCTTCAGAACTTTTAATTTTAAACTTATCTGAAGAAATAACAATCTCATTTTTTTCGATGTCAATACCCGTAGCACCAAGTTTAATTGAGATATTTTTCTCTGCTACATCTACAACGCTTTCACCATTTGACAACAATATTCTTGCTGCACGTACCTCTATTTCTCCAGAAGCAAGTCTGATATAATTTGTCTTGTCCCTATTACCGATATATGTCTTTCCATAAACATTAAAGTATCCTTCTTTAGTTAGACGATCATATCCGATTGAAACTATATCTTTCCCGGAGAGGGAGTAAGAACTTATCCCCTGATAGAAGGTAAGAGAAGGCGCACCGTCTCCGTATGCAGACAACACGATTGCAGCCTGAAAATCTGTATCCGATACGTCTCCAAGTTGTACCATCACATCTCCAACTGCCGGTATGTCGCTGCCTTCGTCACAATGATTCACGGATACCTCTATCCAGTTATCACCAACATTTTCCACCAGACGCCACCAATAGTGATTGGATACGCCGTCATACGCGCCTTCCTTAATATTAAAGGACTGTGAGCGTACTAAATTCCCTGGCTTAAAACGATTTTCTATGGCTTTCTCACCATCATCTGCAAGGAAGTAACAGCGATAAACAGAACCATAAGTTCCAGGAGATGAGTAACCTCTTTTCCCGTCTGAGAACTTGACTCCTTTACCATCCTTGAAACGAATTCCCTTTTTTTCTATAAACTCGACCTTAGTAATCGTTGCTCTGGCCCCGCTGGCGTTGAACATGAAGGAAGCTCCGGCCAGCTCGGTCTCCATTATTGAAAGTAACTGGAAGATAGCTTTCTTGCGCACGTACAGTTTGTCAATCCATCCGACAGACTCGCCGCCCTTTTCTGAAGAGAATGACATACCAGCACCCATCATTCCGGTCACGAAGTCAATTGATTCCAGGAAAGGAGATATGATACCGCCAAGAAGCTTAATGAGATAGTTTGTCTGGTCTTCCTTGTCCTTTCTCAATAATGTTGCAAGTGACCGTTTTGCCGAAAATACGTTACTGTCCGATGGGGCAGTAGAATCATTGGTCTTAATCACATATATGCTACTTCCTCCGCCTCCAACATAAGTATGCCCTTTATACGTAATCGACTCCAGTTTCTCTTCCACATCATTAAGGCGAGAGTAGGGCATACTTTCCCCAATAGTATATACCGGAGAATCCCATGGAATGTCAAGGTTAAACTCCCATCCGAGAACACGGCTTTCACGGCCATTCTCAAAAAAGGCTTTATTGACCAGGTTTATCTTTTGCCCGAACTCGAAAAAGCGTTTCAGCTTGTCTTCATTAACCCATTCTGACCGGAGGGTAGTGTAGTATGTACCATCGTCCTTTTTTCGCTGGTCTGCTATCTTCTGTGCCTTCTCTTTCAGTTCCTGCTCCGCGTCCGGAATCATTTGTACAGAAACAAACTTTGGATCAAAACCGGAAAGGATATACTTGTCATCATTTTCAGGATATATGGTATCATCCGGCAATGGACGTCCGTAGTCTTCGCTGCGGACAATTTCCCAAAGCTGGCTTCCGTTGTTGTCCGGGTCAAAAATAACACCGAACTCCAATCCATTCATTTTGCCGGACTGAAAGATAATTGTCAGCTCTTGTCCCGGAAGTATGTAGTCCTTGGAGAAATTCAGGCCAGTATCACGATAGCGATAGTAAGTCACGGTTTCCTGACCTCCGTCTTCATTTGTAACGGTTTCCGTCCTCGTAGATACACTTGACATCGTACTTTCAAGTCGGGGATATACCTCGTCAAATACCACGATGTCTTCAATTGCTTCTTCCTGGCTCATGTCAGGATACACATCTATGTATGGCGTACCAGCGGGAAGCATAAGTCGTCTTTGCACAACTCCGTTTACTACCGTCTGCTCTTCAATGGAACGGTAGTTCTCAGGTATGTTTCTTGTAGATCCGAATGCATAAATGCGGGTGGCATAAGTGCCTTTGCTCTCACTGCGAGTCATGGCAGACGCTTCAACCCCTAACTCGATTTTCACGGCATCACCGAATTCGTTTCGCCCAAAATGAATTACGTTGTCCGTTATCCAGCAATCACAGTTCCACTTATCCTCACCCGCCATTGAGAATAAGGCATCCAGCAGGTTCATATTGTCATACGTCATTGCAACTGCCTTATTCTCTACTGTTGAATCTATTTCAAATACGAATTCTTTTCCCTTATAGGTATATCCCAAAGCTTTCAGGTTACGTAAGAACACACCAAGCTGTACATCAAGGGCTGCGGTGAGAGACCATGACGCTTCATATCCAGCATGTTCAGGAGTGTATTTGAAAATTTTGTTTTTCCACTTCCAGTAGTAAGCATCCAGTTTCAGCTCATAATCATATCCAGCGGTAGAAGCATTGAAAGAAGGTTTCTGCAAGTCAGTTACCTCATATACTTTTGAAAGTAATCCGCCCAGAGAAT